TCTAGATCTATATCGTTACCAGTTTTTCTGTCAGATCTCTCTTTAAAAAACCATAAACAAATTACTTCTTTATTTTTATTAAACTCACGTAAATCTTTAAAAAATTCAAAACCAATTTTATATTTGGTATCAAAGTCTTGCCAAATTTGGTGAGAAAGGTTGTTTTGGTTTTCGTAAAGTTTATCGTATTCTTTAAGATTAAAAATGCCAGTTGCGTAAATGTATTCAACCGGTTCTTTGTGATAATGAGGTTTTCTTAATTTTTCCCAGTTCATTATGCATTGGAATTTTTAGATTCTCTATATTCGTCTCTTATAGATTCCCATTCCACTGCATATTTTTCTGATTGTTCATCAAGTGGTTCCCATATTTGTCCTCTGAACCACGGGCCACCTCTTGTGAAGTGAACATTTTTAGCATCAATATCTGCTGAACTATGTCCATCTAACCAGTTCCATTCTTCTGGTAGATTACCTATAAGGTCATCAAACTTAAGATTGTTTGCACGAGCATAGTCTTCAATCCATTCAAATCTATGCAACCATCTTCCTGATTTTGTACTTACATCATCCACAGTAAGATATTTGTGTGCTGGATGACTACAATTATACATTATTACTGAAGACCAGTTTTTACGATTATAATTGTATTGTTCATTACCATACATTTTATGGGTTTCGTTTGATGCTTGGGTATGATTATGTTTAATACAATACATCGCATATCCCGGATCATTGTATTTTTCAAATAACTCTAAAGGATCACTTCTAAAATACATATCACAGTCCATAAACACTGCCCAACCTTCTAATCTATGTAAAAATGGTGTTAAAAATCTTGAAAATGAAAAGTCAGTAGCAAATGGTCTGCCATCTGATTGATCTCTGTGTTGTATATCATTTTTAGGATCTACAGGACTTGGTAGTGCTGAACTGCCTAATTGCCATGCTCGTCTATATAATCCTATTCGTCTTAATAAATCTTGCTTGATCGGGTATACGTTTATTGGACCCGATGCGTGTTTTTGTGCTGTATATTTTAGTACTTCATAAGGTTCGTCTTCTCTTGGATCGTATCCTACGTATATTGTTGGTATGTCTGTTGTCATTTTCTTCCTGATAAAATTTGGTGTATATCTTCCCAATTATTTACTCTAGTAATTTCAGGATGGCCGAAGTTTTGGTTGTAAGGACGATTGTATAATATAACCTTTAAACCGTAATTGAGCCCGGCTAAAGCGTTCTTAGGCTTGTCCTCGACCCAATATAACCCTGTGTTGTGAAACTCTGCTAATGCTGAATCTTTATCTGCTCCTGTACCTAATATGTGATAGTTTGAAAAAACTTGTTTGCCAAACAATTCTCCAAGTCGTCTTTTACGTAATTCTTGTGCTGGCTTGTCAGATGTTTGTGAAGTAATTGGTATAAATGTCCAACCTTCTGCATGTAGTAGTTTAACCCAAGTTTGTGAATCTGGCATAGGCCGTTGTGTTCCCATCCAAGCACTTCTGTTAAACTCTCTAATTTCTTTTCTAATTTCTGGTATAGTAATACCAAAACGTTCTGCCATTTCGTAAGTGTTTTCTTTATCTTCTAACAATTTATATGGGTGATATCTACTTCCTTTTTTATCAAAGAGTGTTCGCTGTAACATCCATTTAGTAAAATGGTGTTCCCATTCTAGTAATACGCCGTCTACGTCAGTAAGGATTATTCTATTTGATTGTGGCATCTTCCATACCTGCTACTCGTAGTTTAACAATGTTTGTTATTTGCCACTGTTTTTGATCGAGCCCTTTGGTAATGCCTAGCCATTGGTTTCTTACTAAAGCAAAGTCGTTTATAAGTTTTTGATAATCAATTACTTCTGTTTCACCGTCAACATATTTTTCGGCTTCTCTACTATTCAATGCTCTATTGTAATGTTCAAAGTATTTTATAAATGCTTTTGATCTTATACGTCTTAATTCTATATTAAGATACTCTAATATTGCTTCAAGTTGTTGTAATTGTGAAAATCTTTGCTCAACAATACCTGGTAAAGAAGCACTTGCTTTCTCAAGACTACCAAATATTTTAATTTCTTTTTTTGCTTGTAATAATTCTGTATCAAAATAATTGATACAATCGGGGATTTTATCTAAATTTCTACTTACTTCGTTATACCAATTCATTATTCCTCACTATTATAATCATCATCTTCTTGGTCCTCAAACACAGTATTAATTGCTTGTTCTAGTTTAAGGTCATATTCTGCAGATGCTTTAATTTCATCTTCATCAACACCTATATCTTCTAAACTTTTTACAAAGTCAATTGCCGCGTCTGATTTAGTTCTTTCTGGTAGATAATGTAGTAGTGAGTTCCATATGCGTTCAATATTTTCGTGAGTCATGTCAGACATTGTTTTTTTCCTTGGGTTCGGTTGTTGTTGATAATTTATCAAAATCTTTCATCAACAGCATTAATTTATCTCCGACCCAGGCTTTTCTGAACTCAATATGCTCTTTCTTAGCACTATCTACGTATTTTAACCTATTTCCTGTTTGTACTAATATACCTTTTTTCTCAAATAAGTCTACTAATCCGCTATAAGGATCCATACCTGTATCCCATGGGATTTTCACTTGTACTGATTCAAATGGTTTTGCAAATCTTGTTTTCATTACTTTACAAGCCGCTCTAATACCTCTAACGTCAGTAATTTTGTTACCTTTTTCGTCTTCTTTTAATTTTAATTTTTTCATTGCAATTACAATACTTGATGCATATATAAAACCTTGTCCTCCTGATATTTTATCATCAGGATTAAACATATCTTGTGATGCGTATGTGTGATTAGTTGCTATAAGGCCAACGTTCCAAGAGCCAAACATATTAACACAGTTTCTTACAAGTGCTGTTAAGGCTTTAGGTTTTCTACCTAGGTCACCTTTCATTTCACCTTTTTCAAACTGATCAACATCTGTTGGTGTTAATAACATACCCAAACTATCAATTACAATTAATACTTTAGGTGCGTTTTCTTTATCGTCGGCATGTTCATCTTTATAACCTTTCATAAAGTCTGAAACTGTTCTTGCAACATCGTCTACCATAGACAAACTTAATTTTAAAAGTTTTTTTTCGTCAGTATCTACGCCAAGTGCTTCAAGCCATGATTGATCTAATGCATTTTCAGAGTCAATTAGTATTACATAGATGCCTTGTTCTTGTGCATTACGTACTAAATTGCCCGATGCTACAAATGATTTACCTGAACCAGACTCACCTGCAAGTACAGTTACTTTGCCTAGTGGAACACCTTTGTTAAAGTCACCACTTATTAAATAATTTAACGCATAATTTCCTGTAGAAATCCAGTCAGTGGGATCACTAAATCCTATGCCAAGTCCTTGAATTGATTTAGTAATACTTTTTCTAAATTTTGTTACGTCAAATGGTTTTGTCATTTTTTATAACAAAATCCAAAGAATAACCAATACAATTAATACCCAAGCGGGTACTTGTTTATATAATATCCAATCTATAATTTTTTTAATTTCTGTTTTCATAATATCCTTATTATAATACACAAGGCCTTAACTGTCAACAGTAATAAGGCCTTGGTAATGTCAGATTATTTTGCTTGTCTTGATCTAATCAACTTCAAGATGTCCTCTGCTCTTTTAGCACTATCTCCACTTGGTTGTGCTGTTGGCGCCGGTTGTGTTGCTGGAGCAGTTTCTTTTACTTCAGCATTTACTGGATTAGCAGTCTTTTCAACTGGTACAGGTCTACTTGCTGTCGGTACAGACACTTGTCTAGCACCTATGCCTGCAGGTCTATAATATTGCCCATACTTCTCAAGATCATAAGATTCTCCTTCAACAGATTTTTCAAATAATTCCTTAATTATTTTAACTTCTGCATCTGATGGTTCTTTTGGTCTATAGTCTGATAAATTATGTAAGCCAAATTTATCAATATTTGCTCTTTCCGTTTCGTCTAGAGCACGTTCTCTTCTTGACCATTTTGATGTTGAGTAGTCAGCGTATCCACCTTTAGTTGTTTTATTAATTCTAAAGTCAACACCTTTTACATAATCAGTTGGTAACTCTTCCATTTCTGGATCAAGTAATGCCGATCTAATAATGTTAAAAATTTGAGGTCCAATAATAAATCTTCTAACTGGATTCTCTGGTACTGTATCTTCGTTTAACGGATTAGTTACAACAAAACCTTGGAAAATATAACTTTTCTTTTTCCAATATTTTCTGCCCATGTCTTCCATGCTTTTATCTCTAAACCATGGTCTAACTTCAGTTAGTACTGGACAAGTTTTGCCGTACATCTCCATACACGGTACTTGTACCTGGATTGGTCGAGAGTCAGTTTGACCTTTAATACCTGCAAAAGGTAGTTTGATCATGTTTCTCTCTGTCCAGAAAAAAGTATTACCTTGATCTTTGTCGGGTAAGAATCTAACGACTGCTTCTGAGCCTTCGTTTATATTCCAGTGTGGATAGATGGCGTTGTCTCCGCCTGTTGATGAAGTGGAGCGATTCACTTCTTGAGATTTTAACTTCGCTCTTATTTCAGCCAATGTAGCCATAATGTAAGCCTCCTTGTGTGCCTATGTTTGTTGTTTGCCTAAATGTATATTAGACATATAGTACATAATATACAACTATATTTATCTATTGTCTACTACTATTATTGGAAAAGTGTTATTGTTGGTAATTTGCTAGTTGAGATATTCTTTCAACTTCGCCTTCAATGCCTGCGATGTTTTGTGAGTGGTCTTCTGCTTTGGCTTTAATTGATTCTACTATGCTAGTTCTAGATTCTTTTAATTTATCTGCATTAAAATTTTCAATTGCAGTTTTAATTGCAGTAGTTTTGTCACCACCTTCTTTTAAATGTTGTTCAATAAAAGGTTTAATATCTTCAAATTTTGTTCCTTCAGCAGATTCCCAATCATATTTGCTCATTATATGACTTACATATTCTTCAAAGTCTTCTGAATCCATGTACTCTTGCCAAGTTTTAAATTGTGCTTGTAAATCTTTACTGTCGTTCCACATATCTTGAGCCACCTGTGCTCTGTCATCTTGCATATCTGACATACTTTCTTTGGGATTAATTGTATCGTCAACCCAATCTTCAAATTCTGCTGTTTCACCTTTTGGTTTGCCTTTAATATCTTTTTTAGGATTAAATTCTGCTGGATCAATTTCTTCAGAAGCTTTATCGTATTTTGCTACTAATGCTTTAGCAATATCTCTATTTTTATTAGCATCTGGATCTTCAGGATCAAAAGGCATTCCAGTTTTGCTCATTTGATCTGCTACTCTAGAAGCAAAGTTTGCTACTCTGTCCTCATCAGGAGTTTTTGTTAGCATTCTAGATGCAATATCTGAAAGTGTTGTCATAATTCTTGCATCTTCTGGTGACGCTTTTGGAACGTTAAATTTTTTCTCATCAGGCATATTTTTGTTAAGCATTATTTTGCTGTCTGGATTTGCTAAAAACTGTTTAACAATCATTGCGTGGTCAACTGCTGGCTCAACTGGAGCATCAATTGGTTCGTCACCTGGATCTAATTCTGTTACATTTTCAGATTCAGGATATGTTATAGGTTCGTTGATTTTCATTCCTAATGCTCCGCCATAATGTTTTTTTGCAAGTTCTAACCAAATTTTTCCATTGATGCCTTCTGCTTGTAAAATGTCAGCATAATGTTGTGTGTTTGCATCAATCTTGTTTATAATTCTTTCTATTTGCTCATGGTCTGGTTTTTGTCCTGTTTTTTCATAATAATCCTCTAATATACCGCTCAAGTCTTCAGCATAATTTCCGTCTCCTTGTCCTTCATCTTCGCCAGGACCTTCATGCCACCTTACTGCCAGCATATATGCCTTTTCAAGATCGTCTCTGTTGCTATCTTCTGTTACTGGTTCTTCTTTAGTGATTTGGTCTTTGTTTTCATCCCAAATCATTGCAAGTGTTTCTTGTTTAGTTTCCATTGAAAATTCTAAGTAACTCAAGTCTTTAATGTGCATAACTTCATTAGTTTCTCTGTTGTGAAGTGTTATGTTAGTGGTAGTGCCCATTGGCCCATCGCCTGATCCACGTTCTGCTTTGTATCCATACGTGCCATCTTCGGGGTATTCAAAACCTTCTTTACCGCCTTCGTCTCTAGCAACTTTCATTGCCGCGATTGCTCTTTCATCACCGTCGTCTTCTTTTGGTGCTTCTAGTTCACTCATGATTTTGTTAATAAGTGGAAGTGCATCTTCTACTCTGTTGTCTAAATTTTTAAGTGTAAATTTTTCTCTTAATTTAGCAATAGTTTCGTCGTCTAAAACAATTTCTTCTGATGTTTTAAAGTCTTTAGATGCCGCTTCGTAATGAGGTTGTTTTGATATGTTTCGTATATACTCTCTTAAATTTTCTAATTGTAATTTTGTTTTTTCTATAATATCACCTGCATTATCGTTTAATTGATCTTTATGAGAAACGTATCTTGAAAATGAATTTAATTTTGCAATATCTTCTGATGTTTTAACAATGTGTTCGCCAAATTCATCATGTGGTCTACCACCGTTAGCAACGTGTCTTTGCATAGCTCTTGCACCTGCTAGGTGTGTTAATGGATACTTAAATCTTTCACCATCTTCGTTTTCAATGTATAATGATTCAATGTGTCTTGATCTAGAACCAGGAATTTCTTCATCTACTTTGCCTGAGTGTCTAACTATTAATCTTGTTTTTTCTAAATCTTCGTATGATCTTCTAGCTG